TTTTTATCTTCAAGAATTCTCTGTAATTCTATTTCTTGTTGCTGCATATAGTGCCGAATGTACATTGAATAAAGTAACTAGAATAAACGGAGCCATGTATCCTGGGTCGTGATTCCAGCCAATCTTTATAGATACATTAACTAGAGAGACATTGAGGACAATCCATGCACCAAAGATTACAAAACTCATATTGCTACTCTACCAGATTCTACAAAGGATTCGTGTGAAATGGGCATTTTTTTTGCAAAAACATTTTCAATGGCAACAGCGTATTCATTTATTTCATATTGAGCATTGGCATCATTTCTTAATGAAATGAAATTGATTAAACTTCTTGCATTAACTGTCCAGATGAATTCAGTGTACTGAGTGACTGGCAATACGCATCGAGCAATTTCTTTTGCAACACCAAGATCGATAAGTTTGTAATAAGCCTCGTCAGCCTGAAGAATTGTTTGTTGAAAAATTGAGTAAGAAGCGTCTTTAACTTCTGGATCAGAAATCTCCTCGAAAGAATATGCTCCGGGTTTTCCAATCTGTTTACGAATCTTATCGTAAGCTGGTGTATAGTAATCAATCTGATCGGGCTTATGGTATCTCATACTCATTTCATTAAACGATGACCATCTGTGCCTCATCCACTCCCTTGTGACAAAGATTGGAGCTTTAACATGGAACTTAAACACAGAATGCTCAAATGGAGTTGCGTGTTTGTTTTTCATCAAATAGTTGATCAAACCAACACAGGATTCATCGATCTCTGCCTTACGTGCTGCAAAAGAAACCTTTGCGGCGTTAACCACATCAAGGTCTGAAGCCATCGAATCCAGAAGTTCTATAGAACCATGATCGAGGACTTCGTAAAAATATTCATTACTCATGGAAGGGGATGTTATCGTGTAAAACCGAAAAATCAAAAAAATATAAAAAATTGTTGTTTTTAGGTTTCGAAGCAGTTATGCTACGCATGTCGTCATGCGCCAGTATACCTAGTATACCTAGTATGCTAAGTTACACTAAGATATACTAATGTATATAAATATATACTAAGGTATATAAAGTATATAGTGTGTTTTTACTGAATTAAGAGTATTATATATATATGAGAATAGTTGCAATTGTGGACACAGAAGACTGCGGGCCCTTTATTGTGCTTGATGAAGATAATATATCTGTAATAAAATGTTCAGATTTTTACATTGCTGCTACGAATTGTGCTTTCACAGGCAGAGCGCTAACTGCAGAGATAACAGAAGAATGTGCTGAAAAATTAATTCAAAATGGTGTAAAATGTCTAGACTTCAACGAAGAATCCCCCTTTGCTAAAGAGGCTACTGAGAAGAATACTACAGACTAGGAATTATGAAAAAAATAAGCTGGTTCAGCGTACAAAATGTGGATATAAGTGGTGCTCTATGGGCTAGTCAAGGCTATACCAATGCTGCAGTAAGTACAATTACTGCATTGCAAGAAAAAAATACAGCAGTATATTTTAATAATCCTGATATCCCTTTTCATATTAATTTCTGTCAGCCTTACTATTATCAATTGAGTAATGCTTATAATATTGGATATACACCTTGGGAATCTACAAAGATCCCAGAAGGCTGGAAATACAATATGAATATATGTAATGAAATTTGGACTACTTCAAATTTTGTTAAAGAAGTTTATATCAATAATAATATTAAAAATAATATTCATGTCATACCTCATGGCATATCTGAAGAGTTCAAAGTCTACGAAAGAGAGTTAAGTGGTAGATTTAACTTTTTACATGTAGGGGGAGACTCTAAAAGAAAGAATGCTCAACTTGTTGTCGATGCTTTTCTAGAGTTATTTGATGGCAATGACGATTACAGATTAATTCTTAAATATAACAACTTTGCTTTCGCAGAATGTTATATTGACAACCGTCTTGTTCCTGCAGAACAGCATCCTCAGATTATTGGTATTCCAGAAATACTTTCAAATGATGAAATGATTAAGTTATATAACAAGTGTCATTGCTTAGTTTACCCAACAAGCGGTGAAGGTTTTGGAATGATACCTTTTGAAGCAATGGCTACCGGACTTCCAACTATCGTGACTAATCTTACAGGCTGTGCAGATTTTGCACACTACGGGATACCTCTTAGTGCTGAATATGGTGAGGCTACATTTAATAGTCATTCATATAGTACAGACACTGGGGATTGGGCTATTCCAGATTTTGATGAACTCCTGCACCATATGCAGAATGTCGCTAGTGAATATGATCTCTTTAAGAAATCTGCATTTAATTCAGCAAAAATAATCCATGAAAAACATTCATGGTCATCAATTGCTGATATGATCATCGAAAGACTACAAGAGTTCGAGAAAAAAAATTACACCTAAGTAATAACTCTTGAATATAAATTGTACTTTGATAAAATTGTTTTCTACACATTAAGGAGTTAGATATGCTTACAAACACGCCCGCTGATGGGCTTTTTTCTTTTAGATTGGGTGATGAATTTGTTTCTTCATACCGACACAAAACACCACCATTTGGATATAGAGATGCTGCTGGCAACTCAGTTGGAGAAATCACTTTCTTAAGAACTTATTCTAGAAAGAAGGCCGATGGAACCAAGGAAACATGGGTTGATGTTTGTGAAAGAGTTATCAACGGAATGTACTCTTTGCAAAAAGATCATTGCCGAACAAATAAGTTGCCTTGGAATGGTGTCAAGGCACAATCGAGTGCCAAAGAAGCCTTTGATAGATTGTTTAACCTTAAGTGGACACCCCCTGGTCGTGGTTTGTGGATTATGGGAACCGAACTTGTGAATGTTCACAAGAACTCGGCAGCTCTACAGAACTGTGCTTTCGTTTCGACATCTGAAATGAACAAAGACAACCCAGCAGAGCCTTTTGCTTTTTTAATGGAAGCATCCATGCTAGGAGTTGGAGTAGGTTTTGATGACAAAGGTGCTGATAAGAATTTTGTAATCCATGAACCATCAAAATCCAAAGTTGTTGTGACAATCAAGGACAGCAGAGAAGGTTGGAGAGATGCAACCGTTGACCTTATCAATTCATATCTTAAACAAGATCAAAGCCCAATTGAATTTAACTACTCGGAGATTAGACCATTTGGAACTCCAATTAAAACATTTGGAGGAACAGCATCTGGTCCAGAGCCATTGATTAAACTGCATAATGCAATTCGCGGCTTATTGTCGGGTCGTGCTGGAGAAAAACTGACAAGAAAAGATATTGCAGATATTGGCAACCTTATTGGCGTTTGTGTTGTTTCGGGCAATGTTCGTAGATCTGCAGAACTTTTGATTGGTCGTCATGATGATGATGACTTCCTCAACCTAAAAAACGCTGAAAGATTCCCTGAAAGAAACTCGTATGATCCGGCAAGTCCGGGATGGGCTTGGATGAGCAATAACTCTATCGAAACAACTGTTGGTGCTGACCTCTCCCATTTGGTGAACAATATCGCTCTCAACGGAGAGCCAGGTGTTATTTGGATGGATATGTCAAAGAAGTACGGAAGGCTCGCTGACGGTATCAACAATAAGGATTGGAGAGTCGCTGGGTACAACCCTTGTGCAGAGCAATCGCTTGAGTCCTATGAGTGTTGTACGCTCGTTGAGACTTACTTAAATCGCCATGAGTCACTTGAGGACTATAAGAGAACTTTAAAATTTGCATACCTTTATGCAAAGACTGTAACACTGCTCCCAACCCATTGGGAAAAGACAAATGCAATTATGCAGAGGAACAGAAGAATTGGCACATCAATGTCTGGCATTGCCAACTTTGCCGATAAGAATGGTTTGCCTCAACTTCGTGACTGGATGGACTCTGGTTATGAAACAGTTAAAAGATATGACAATGTTTATTCAGAGTGGTTTGGTATTCGTGAGTCAATCAAGATGACAACCGTCAAACCATCCGGTACAGTTTCAATTCTTGCTGGAGAGTCTCCCGGAGTTCATTGGACTCCCGGTGGTGAGTACTTCTTAAGATCTATTAGATTTGCAAATGACGATCCAATGCTGCCTCTATTTAAGATGGCTAATTACCGTGTTGAGCCAGCGTCTGAGTCACCAGATACAACATCCGTTGTATTTTTCCCAATCAAATCTAATGCTAGAAGATCTGAAAAGGATGTTACTATATTTGAAAAGATGTCAATTGCTGCAGTAGCGCAAAGATACTGGTCTGATAACTCGGTATCCGTAACCATCTCTTTTGATTCTGATACGGAAAAGGATTACATCTCAACAGTTCTTCACATGTATGACGGTCAACTTAAGACGGTATCCTTTCTTCCTCAAGGGAACTTTACATACCCGCAAATGCCTTATACTCAGATGAGCAAAGAGGACTACGAATCAGAAACGGTAAATCTATTCCCAATTGACTTCGCTGGCGTATACGCAGGAATGGCATCTGATGCAATTGGCGAAAACTACTGCAGTACAGATTCTTGCGAAATCAAACTTATCAAAGACAATTATTCTAAATAATCGAACAATTGTGTACGAAGAGTGTAGATAAATTAATAAAAGTAATGTAGAATTGTACTACGATGAGTTCAGATATGATTAAAAGCAAGAAAATTTGGGTTCCTGAAAGAACCTATGGTGTATGCATTTGGATTAAGGAAGATGGCTTAGCCTTGACTGATGGTGATGGTGTTTTGTGCGCTGAAGGTCTTGTCAATGATAAAGATGTTGAGAGAAAAGTCGCTGAGGCTGCAAAATACTGGACAGGTACATCCGCAGGTCATTGTAAATGGGTTCCTGGCGCTAGAAAAGTCTCTGCTTCTGAAAGGGATGACCAAGCAGAAAGACTTGCAAACGGATTAGTTGCAGACCCATACGAAGATCTGCTTGATGAATACTTTAGGAGATAATCTGTGGAAAATAAAATGACATATGTAAATAATGAGTCTCAAGAAGAAGTTGATGATATTTCTTATATTGGAAACTTCCCAAAAGAAGAAACAATTGATCCGTTTTCTGAAATCAGAATAGACAGTCTTTCTTTAAAAATGAAAAGGAAGGCTCAAAGACTTCAAAAAAAACAAGAAGGTGAAGATGGGACAAAATCAAAGTACATCGACCCTGAAGTTATAAATGGGTATTCTCTATGGGATATTGTGAATCCTCCATATGATCTAGATAATCTTGCAAGACTTTATGACCAAAGCGCTATTCATTATGCATCAATAAATGCAAGAGTTATGAATACAGTTGGCTTGGGTTATGAATTTACAGAGACATTGAAGGCAAGAAGAAGAATTGAAAAGGCGCAGGATGATCCTGCAAAACTGGAGCGTGTCAGAAAAAATAGCCAAGATTTACGTGAGGAGCTTGATGAACTGTTTGAAAGCTTTAACATTGAAGAAACACTTGTTGAAACTTTGGTTCGTGTTTGGCAAGATTGTTTAACAG